CTGGCACCGCGCCAGCTCCGCGCCGTAGTCGGGCAGCTGGTTCAGCACCCACGCGCCGCCGTACAGATGCGCCAGCGTCTGCACATCGCCCAGCTCCAGCTTGGCGGCGATGAGCTTCGTGCCCGCCGCCGTGACGGTGAAGGTCTTGGTGGTGCTGTCGTAGCCCACGGGAACGACGCCCTCCTCTGTCAGGGCGGTGGCCGTCACCGTACCCACCGGCGCGTCCTCCAGCACCTGCGCCATGGTGCCGTTGAGGGTGATGCCGTCCGCCCCGATGGTCACGGAGCCGCTGACCAGCTTCCACCCGTCCAAAAAGTACCCGGCGGTGCTGATGGTGCCGCTGACGCCCCGCTGATTCACCGGACGGCCAAAGTACCAGTTCCGCAGCAGGTTGGGGTTACAAGGAAACGCCTTGGTAGCAATGACGCTGCCGCTGATGGAGATGTTCTCCCCGGCTGTCAGCGCCTCTTGCTTGCCCTCCAACACAGCCTGTACGCTTCCGCCGCTGCTGGTTGGGATATCCTCCGCCGACAGGGACACGTTGCCGCTCTCGTCGGGGGATTTTTCGTTGACAGAGCTGACAGACCCCGCACCGTCGATGCCCATTCGCGTCACGGAGTAGCTGACGGCGGGGCTTCCGGTGTTGAACGTGGTGGTGACTTTCGTCCACAAATATTTGCCCTGCGGTACGGTGGGGATTGTCGTACTCCAACTGCCACTGGGGACAATCGTCCCGGAATCAGATACCATGTACTCCACCGTTGTACCCGTCACAGTGGCGGCGGCTCCGGTGTCTCCCTTTTCTCCCTTGATTTGATACCACGTGTATTGCTGCCAGTCATCCGGGGCTTCTGCCGCCGTGCCGGAATACACGCCCATCCACGCATCCGGCAGGTCGCCCATGCTGTGGCTGTCCGCCGTGGGCTGCTGGCTGGCGTATTTAATCCACACGTGGCTGTCATCACCCTTGTCGCCCTTGGCTCCGTTGTACACGGAGAAGTCAAAGAAAGTCCCGTCCGTGCGCGTAAAGCGGTAGTTGTCCACCAGCCCCACCGTGGACAGTTTTTCAAAGTTTGTCAGGCCGTTGCCGTTTGTCACGGTAAAGGTTTTCGTGGTGGTGTCGGCCAGCGTAATGGTGTAGGTGTCCACAAGCCCATCCGTACCGGTTTTGGCAATATTGGAAATACCGCCGTGACCGTCAGCCGCCGCCGTCAGCCAGTTTAATAGCGTCTGCCCTTGCAGGCGCTTTGCCGTGCCGTCCTGTTCCAGCACGAACATGTCTGTTGACTTGATCTGCTCCGCTGCTACCAGCTCGGATATCGCTTTATCAGCCATTGTCAGCGTCCTCCTTGTTCTCAGTATTCATCGCCGCCGTCAGCGCTTCCAGCGCATTGATACACGCCAACAGCCGGTCAAGGTTGCTTTTGCCCCGTACCTCCACACCGTTCAGCGTAGTGATGATGGCAGATAAGGTTTCTTTCATGTGCATTATTTCTCCCCATCATACGGTCGCCGCAGCGCTACACGCACGGCGCTGGAATCGTTGTAGGCGTATTCAACGCCGATAACCTTCGTGTATCCGTCATAGACTGCCGTTTCGCCGCCCGCAATGTATTCCATGTGCCGAGTGTTGGCGGACGCGCTGAACGCAGTCAAAGCGTCTATCAGAGTCACACCCAGAATATCCACGTACAATATGCCAACAGACGCCAAACCGCAAAATGGGCAGTCATACGCAGTGCCATTGGCAATTTTGAATTTTGGCATAGCTCTACGCCCTCCCAATCACATAAGTTGCCGCATCTTTCTTCATCGGCCTATAACTGTCGCCGTTAATGATAAAATTGTTTCCCGCAACAGTTAGCGAGGATATTTCTGCGATAGCGGCGTACATCCTGTTCGTCCACAGCTTTTCGGATTGAACTTGCCCGGTTACGACCTTATTTGCATAGATCACATCCGCAAAGTAACCGTTGATTGTGCTATTACATGTGCTCGGGTAGACTGACCCGGACGTGATATGCCTGTTCACAATGGCGTCTGTTCCGATCTGGCCGCCGCCAACAGAAAAGCTTGCAAGTCCCGCTCCGTCAAAATACCCAGCGTTGCCGCCGTAGTCGATGCTCCCAGCCTGCACCGTTCCCAAAAATTTGCCGCTGTAGGCGGTCAGATTGCCGCTGCTGTCAACCGTGAAATACTTGCCAAGCTGGATACCGTTTGGGCCAAAATAAATGCCGTTGGTATTCGTGCCGCCCCATGTCTGGCCGTTGGTACTCAGATATCCGTTTTTGATCGTCAAGCCACCAATAACGCCGCTGGTGGCGGTGATTTTACCCGTAACACTCAGCCCGCTTTTATCGGCTTTCAGCACCGTACCGCCGTTGCTGGTCAGCGTCCATCCGTCCGCTGTCAGGCTCCATCCGAAACTCGCATTATCTCCGCCCTTGCGGTCTACCTTGGCACTGATTTCCCCGGCCTGAATGTTCAGCGCCGCCGTAAGAGATTCGGTATCGCTCTCTCGCGCTTCGACCTCTGCCAGAATCTGATCGGCCATCACCGCGAGGCTTGCTTTTACTTCCTTGTGTTGCCGCTCAATTTTCCGCGTTGTTGGAGATTTGTACTCGTATTTATAGTTGATTTTTTCGCCGCCCGGCGCGGACAGATTGGCCGTATACAGCGGCCCATGAGAAACGTCTTTCTGGTATATGCCACTGTATACGCTGCCCACCGATACGCCGTCCCCGATCTCGGCCGCTGGGTTCAGGTGCGCGTCACTGGCCGTATATGGTTGATATTGCCATCCTCGGATTTTGGCGAGAATGTCATTTGCCATCTTTTGCGATCCCCACGGGCATTCAAGCGTCAGCGTGCGGCCTGTGTCGCTTCCTGCGGAGTATTCCATCTCGTCAGAAACAACAATAGTCACGCCGGAATAGCCGTCAAATTCCTCCTGTTTTTCCAGCGAGGAGACAACCTTTCGCACATTCACAATGTCAGACAACGATCCTGTCACCTCCAAACGTAATGGCAAATCCTGCGTTGTCGGTCAGATACCGCGTCTCCTTCGGGATGTCCCAGAAGCAAACCAGCTGCAATTCGCCAGCTTCGCTCATGATAAAGCTGCCCGCGTACATGGCCGCGATATAGCCCAGATACTCCCGGCAGGAATATGTAGTGTTGTACTGCACAGGATACGCGGCGGTCATCATGGCGGTGGTGCGGCGGTCAACTGTGACGTTCAGCGCCGCCGCGATTTCCTTCACAACGTCAATATCCTTCGCGGGCCACGAAAGCTTTGTGTTTGCCGGATAATCCTGCTCAGAGAACAAAAGCGCGTCATAGCCGTGGATTTGCAGCCACTTCACATCATCCTCGTCCGCGTCCTCATCGATGGAATCGGCAAAAAATATGCCCTGTTGCAGCCACTCCGAATGCCGCTCACCGTCTGTAAGCCGGGAATAGATGGAGATACGCGAAAGTCCCACGATCGTGCCGACAGGCTTCAGCATTTTTATATTGCACTCACGGCTGATGCATTCGCCTACCGTTGGCTCGCTGCCGCTAAATATGCCTCCGCTGGTGGACACGTCCGCCAGCATACTTTCACCATATCCGCCGTCAGCGCCGGAAGCGGACACCAGAATGCGCACGCCGCCGAAGGTGATGTAATCACCGCTCTTGTCGATCAGCAGGCCGCTGTCACCGATGGAAACTCTCGTTTCTACGGTGTAGTTCCCCGTTAGCAGCTCGCGATACAGGGCAGATGTTGCTTGCATACGCCCTCCTTACTGCTCCACTAGCGGGAAGCTGATGCCCTCCCACAGCATTTCCCCCGTGTCGGGGTCTGCCGTGGCGATAGTGGCCGGTACGTTGTTGGAGTAGTACCGCGCCGAATGTACCGTATACAGCGGGTGCATGTTGGTTTCCACCGTCACAAACTCCGGCAAGATCAGCTGCATTAAAGCCAACTCGTCTTCCCGGTTCATGGGCAGACACTTCACGTTTGCCTTAAACTTAATGGCCACGCGGCCACGGTGCATGGTGGCGTCCATGGTGCGCCCCGCTTTGGCGCTGTCGATGTCATTGCGAGACCATTCGATTCCGTTCTGCTCCGTCAGGTGCAGGATGTCCACGCCGTTGATTTTAAAATAAGGCGCCGCCATGTATCACACCCCCAATGCCCGCTGATTCCGTCTCTGCTGCCGCGTGATCTCCGGGGACAGCACCCGCGCCAGCGCCGCAAGATCACCGGTAAACTTGATGGTAATTTCTTCGCCGCCGCTGCCCAGCTCCTCCCGCACGATCTGCCGGATCAAATCCGCCGGGGCTTCAATGTTCGTCCCGTGCTTCTGGTCGCCCAGCACCGCCATAAACTCGCGGTTTGGCGGGATAACCGCGCCACGCGCCAGCGCAGGAACGTCAACGGCCCGCAGCGCAGGCATTGCCTGCATGTTGACTGCGGATTGACTGGAAAACGAGCTCTGCGCGCTAGTTTCATCTCCGCCGGTAAAGAAGTTTACTACGCTGCTAAATGCGTTTGATATCCAGTCAACAGCACCTTGTACCCATGATACAATGGCGTTCCAGGCATTTCGCAATCCGGAAAGAAGCCCGTCAATCACTTTTCTGCCCAGATTTGACCACCACTCTTTTGTGAAAAACTTTGCTACGTTGGTGTTCCACCAGTTCTTGATATTGCCCCACATCCCAGATATTTTGTCTTTGATAAAGTCCCAGTTTGGCGCAATTGCTGCCGCAAGGCTCGCACCACCGGCAAGTATTAATCCCAATCCGAGAGGGATTCCGACGCCGGTAAACAACAGGATGATTCCAAGCACCAGCAATGATGCGCCGGCAATTGCTACAACCTTTCCGATCGGCCCCTGCAAAGCTGTTACAATGCTGTCCCAATTGAGCGCAGCAATCGCAGCTAATCCCGCAGCGCCGGCAACCAAAAGGCCAATCCCAAGCGGGAGATTTACTCCGGTAAGTGTTAGCGTCAACCCAATAGCCAAAAGCAATGGTGTGCCAATTGTCAGCAACTCACTGCACACTTGCAAAATTTGTGGTTTCAGTGTGTCCCAATTTGCTGCCACAGCGGGAGCCAGTACGGCAGCTCCTGCAAGAATCAGCCCCAAGCCTACCGGGATGCTCACCCCGGAAAATGCCAGCAAGATGCCAAGAACCACCAACACAAGGCCGGTAATAAGTGCCGCCATACCCAGTGCTGTTCCCTGGAGCATTTCCTTAATCGCGTCCCAATTTTCGGTCACAGAATCCCATATGGCGATTGCACCCAGCGCCATAAGCGCAAGGCCGAGCGGAATGTTTGCGCCGGAAAACGTAAGGATAGCGCCAAGCCCCAGCAATGCCGCTCCGGTAAACAGCTCAACAACCGCGCTTAGACTGTCGCTGATTTGCCCGGTAAAGTCCGGCGCAATGCCGCCGCTTGTGTCAACGCCTGAACCCCCGCCGCTGTCCGAATTGCTTTGATCGTCCATCACGTTCAGTTCATCAAAGCCCGCCAGATATTTTGACGCGTCCTTTGCCGCCTTGCCCACGCCCTCAATGCTCTTTTTCTGGTCATTTAATGCTTTTGCACCCTGCGCTGATTTTTGGATCGTGGTGCCAAACAGCAGCGATACAAGCCGGGATATTGCGTTGACAATGCGCGTGATCACGTTTACCATCAGCGTAAACGCGGGAATGACTACGTTGATAATGGGCTGCGCCAGCGTCATCAAGCCGCCCTTGAGCCGTGCCACAGCCGCCATTGCTTCGTCATTGGCCTGGATGACTTCCCACATGTAATTCTTGATTTTACGCAGTGCGGAGGTTATGAGAGAAAACACTAAAACGCGCCTTGCCAGCGTGGCAATGTGCTTGCTCATCTTACCAATGCGCTGTTGGCCCGCTTCCGCCGCTTCACTCATGCCCTTTGTGCTCTTTCCCGCGCCTGCCAGCTGCCCGGCAAGCTCTCCCGCCTTTGACTGCATTTCCTCAAGCTTTGCGGTATCGGCCTTAACGGAGTTGCCCATCTTGTCGATTTGGTCATTCAGCTTGTTATACTCTGCCGTCATGGTCTTTACAGTCTTTTCCTGCTCTTTGACCTGCGCAGTGGTATAGTAAAAATCGGTGTTGTTCTGCATGTTGTAAAGCTTCCGGTTTGCTTCGTCCAACGCCGCGCCCAGCTGCTTGGACTGCTCAACCAGCGGGGACATGGTCTGTTGCTTGCCGGAAATCTTTTGATTCAGTTTGTCAATCTGGCCCTCAAGCTTTTTCAGCTCAGATTGCGCCTTTTTGTTATCGACCTCTGTTTTGATGATAATGGAGCCGTCAGCCGCCATGATGATCACCTGCCTATAAACTCATTGACATAAATGGTTTTGTGCGTTATCTTTGTATTGCGGATCAAAAAAGGAGGGTAACATGGGCATATTAAATAGCGGGAAAAAGGAAATTCGGCGGGTAAAATTATTGGGGGTGCGGGAAGCGCACGAAACGCTTATGTTTTACACTGTAAACTTTTCCCTTTATAGCTTTTGGGTCGAGTATACCGATGGGTCGACAGCGACAATTGAATGTTCCCCGGAAAGTCCAACCGGCAACAAGCGAAAGCAAAAACAGTTGGTTGATAAACTGATGTCTATTGCAAACGCAAAGCCAAGAGTTCAAGAATCTGTTTCGCGTAATACTGACGTTTCAATCATGGACGAGCTTCAAAAGCTAAACGATTTGCACGAATCCGGCGTAATACCTGACGGGTTATTCGAGGAAAAGAAACCCGTTCTTTTGGAAAAGTTGTCCGGTTCTGTGATTGCCGAGCGTGAATCGCCAAATTTGTTCATAACCCGCACGAAAGAAAGGCCGATAGGGGAAGGCAAAACAGTCTTGCTTGTTGACGGAGTTGAAGCATCTGTTGATTTGGATAAACCTGCATCCTTGTTCCTCGATTCTGGCGAACATTTTCTCAAGTTTAAGCGTGCGGCAGTCACCAGCCCAGAAATCCACCTGTTTGCAAGCAAATCCAAGAAATATGAAATCCTGCTTTCCCCCAAAATATTTAGCATTGATGCAGAATTGCGGGAAATAAGATGACCCCCCACAGCCGCCCTCTTTGGAGGGCGGTTTTTTTACGTCCACTTTCGGATAAAATCAACCTCCGCATCGGTGTACCGCTGCTTCAGGTCGATCATGTCTCGGTTGCGGCGATAAAACTCGCGGTCACTTTTGTCCAGCTGCTTGCCGCTTGCCAGCTTCTGCCGGATGCTTACCACCTGCGCAAAGGTGCAGTCTCCGCCGATTTCCTGATAAGCTGCCAGCAGCGTCCACCAGTGCAGATACTCCACCGCCCGGATTTCATAGCCGATCACGCGGTTGATGGGAGCCACCACAAGTGGGAAGTCCTGCTGCCAGTCCATGACCTTTTTCAGCTTCTTCCCGTTGTCCTCCTGCCCGCCGTTGATAAACCACAGACACCGGCTGATAGCCTCTTCATAGTCACCCTCGCGCATTTCCGCGAACTGCGGGTAGAAGATATCCAGCACCACATATGCCCGTTTCTGGTCGGTCAACTCCGTGTCGTTGATGGCTTCCAGAATGTCCAGAATCGCCCGGAAATCCGACCGTATCTCATATTCCCGCCCGTTGACCTCGACGGATTTCGGCAGCGTGTACGTCATTTGTGATACTTCTTGGTGTACTTGGCAATGCGCGGATCGTATGCCTTGCGCTCACGCACGACCGCTGCGTCGATCTCGTCCAGCAAGCCAAACATCAGGTTTGCCCACAGCGGCAGGCCGTCGGCAAAGGCGTATACGTTCATTTCACCAAACAGAGGGCCGCAAACGTCCGTACCCAATGCGGCGTTGATGATCTCCCGCATCTCGCCATCCATAATGCGGGCCTGCTCAAAAAGCTTGCGGTCTCCTTGCCGCTTTTCCACCTCCACGCGATATGTCTCTTGCTTGCTGTCCAGCCGGTCAAACACGTCCAGCAGCTTTTCCAGAAACACGCTGTCGGTGGGGTTAAACGTCAGTTGACACACGCCGTTGATCACATAGGTTTCAAGGCCGGTCGCAAGGGTAATTTCCTTCATTTTTGCATCTCCTTTATGCGGGGGGGCGGTTGCCCGCCCCTTTATTTAGGCCGCAGTAAACTCAATAGCGCCGCTGCTGCCCTTCTTCACAGTGCCCACAGTGCGGGTGCCGCCATAGGTGATCTCGCTGGTGATATTCAGGGTGCCGCCGCCCTCGCCGCCGATGCCGGTGATGGCAATAGCGCAAGCGTCGTAGCGCTCCGCAAACATCGCCTCGCCGCTGGTGGCGTAGAAGTGGCCGATCATCATGTCCTGATTTGCCAGCGCCTGGGCATCCTGGTCTTTTACTGACAGGTTCCACATCTTCACCGCCGCAGCATCGCCCGCATCCAAGGGGATGGGATCAAAGGTCTGCTTGATGGTGGGCTTTTTCATGGTCGTAAAGGTGTGCCCCAGGATGTCCTGTTTGGTATCGGTGCTCCAGTCCATTTCCTCGCTGCTGTCCTCAACGCGCTTACCGATAGCGCTCCACACAGGAGCGGATGCGGTGCCGATGTTCAGGTACGCAATAAGCAGTTCGCGGTCAATGGTCTGGCCTGCGGTTGTGTTGAATTCCAAATCTGCCATTATACATTCACCTCGTAATTCAGTTTCATAAGGATTTGGTGATCTTCGTCCCCGTTTTCATACATGGCAAACAGGGAAGATCGCGTGGTCGGCTCCATGCTGATAACGCGCTTGTCGTCGCCAATGTCGGGCTTCTGACCATTTGCCCAATCCCCGATAGCGTTCAACAGTTCGTCAGCCTTGAGCCGTTTGTCGTTGCTGTTCCCCGGCTTCACTCGGTAGATTATCTTGAACTGATAATCCGCCACATAACCGCCGGTGATATACTTCCGCACGATGTAAGCCGCCTGGATGGTCGACATCGCCATAGCGGAAGTGTCGGCGGGAAGAAACTCAAAGCGGATAAGGTCGACTGGCAGCTCCGGGTATGTGTTCAGCCACACAAGCAGCTTGCGCGATACCTGATCCTCTTCCGCCGCTGACACGGCCTTTTTAATCTTTTCCAAATTTCTTCACCGCCTTATCTGCCACCCGCACCCACTTCTCCATGTTCTGCGCTTTGGAAGCGTCAAACCAGTGCGCCTGTGCCTGCGGATGCATTGTTGTGTTAAATACAAGATTTCGGTCTGTGACCACCTTGTGCCCGCCCTTTGGGGCGTATGTGCTGCCGGTCGCCGGGTCTACCATTACCTTACCGTAGTACAGGAAGCGGGCGTATGGGCCGGGATAAATGACCTCGTTTCCAACCACCCGTGTTCTCTGCGTCAGAGAGCCTGTAAGCGCAGGCACAAAGGGGATGGTATCTTTCATCACCTGTTGCGCTAAAACGCTTTCAGCACGGTCACAGGCCCTTGCAAGCTGCCGCTTTACCTCGTCCATGCCGGACACGTCAACAGAGAACTTGAGCGACATTTTATGCCCCTCCGACTTCCCAATGCTGCATATCCACGCTGCCAAAATCTTTCTCGTCCACTTTGGTCACGTTGTAGCAGCCGTCCTGTGCCATAGCCACATCCTCTTTGTCTGTGACAAACTCGCCTTTCACAAAGAACGTCAGCCCGCCGTTACCGTTCACAGACAGCGTCCACAGCCCGGACTTGTCCGCCGTTGCAAGAAACGCCTGCGGGGGCGCGTAAGTTTTGGCCTTGCCTTTCGTGCCGTCCACCGCTTTCACGGAAAACGGAATGTACAGGTTTACCGCGTCTGCGCTCTCAAGTCCGCTTTCGCGCACGTTGACAGCCTTGCTGGCCTGCAGCATAACGCCGCGCAGGATGGTCACATACAGCTTTGTGATTTCCTCAAAGGTCGCCGGGTCAGTCTCCTGCACGGCGTTGTAGACCGTTATAGTGTGGGGCGCGTACAACCACAGCACCCCCCTCCCCGATACAAAAGCCCGGTATGCGCCAGATACTCGTTACAGGTCGCCGCCAGCAGTTTCTTCGCACCGTCCGTTGCACTCAGCGCAGACGCGGCAGCTTCGCCGCCGCTGGCCAGCGTTCGGGAGTACCCGCCTACCGTTTCGCTTTTTACGTCATCGCCGGTCACCGCGTTTGTCAGTTTGGTTGCGGCAAGCTGCTGCGCGGCTTCGATCAGCTGATACTTGTCCACAAGTGCACAGCAGCACATTTTTACAGCGTCCATATCGGCGTTATCTTTTGCCCGGTTCTGCGTGTAGTAATCGAGGAAGGAGCTGGCGCGGACAACAAGACGCGGGAAGACATTTTCACTCACAGCGCCCATGTAAGTGCCAGAGTAGTATTCAAAGTCTGCGTAAGTCATCAGTGCCCTCCTTCCAAAACTGCGAGAATTTCAGCCTTTTTCATCGAACTGCTGACCCCTTTCACCCCGTTTTCATCGGCATACGCAAGCATTTCAGCTTTTGTCATGCCGGAGAAAGCCGGGGTGTCAGGGTCAGGCTCATTCAGCAGTTCAGTTAGCCCCCCACTGCCGGAGTGATGGAGCCGACAACCACGCCGTCAATGCGCTCGGCGAACAGCACCATGCCGTTGATAACGGTATCGGATGCGGTCATGTTGGTGTAATCGGGTTCCTCGTGGATGCCGATATAACCGGTGGCGTCGGTTGTGAAGTTGAACACCTCGCCCAGATCTGCGCCGTTCACAGGGATGTAGTACAGGACGATGTTGTCCTTGGCGGTGGCGTAAATCTTGCCCTTGGGGACGCTGGAGTTCAGAATCACAGTGCCCAGACCGAGAAAGTTCTCGACATAGGTCATGCCAAAAGCGGTCTGCAGGGTGATGTTGGCAGTTGCGAGATAGTCCGCAACGTCCAGCGGGTTCATGAAATACACTGCGCCGATCTCGTCATCCTCGAACAGCACCTGCAGCTGGCCCCATGCCTGAGCCAAGGTCGCCTGGAAGGTAGCACCGCTGGCCGTGCCAGTACCGGTTGCGAGGAAGCCGAAGAAATCCTTGCGGATACCTTTCTGCACGTCCTTCAGCATTTCATCGGTGGTCATTTCGACGGCCTGATCGTAGCCGCGATCAGTGATTGCCTCGGCAGAAGTGGCCTTACGCCACTTCTTCAAGGTGATCTCCTTGTAGTTCACAGCCTCGGTCTTGTACTTGCTCAGAGGGATGGTCTCGCCCTCGGCCACAGCGCCGTCTTCCAGAGTGCCGGTAGCCTTGTAGCTCTTGAGCACAGTACCGGCCTGCTTGGCGATCTTGCGGGTAACGCCCAGAGCCTCCATCAGCTTCTTGATGGAATAACCGAACATTTCGGTAAATTCGATTTCGCGCACACGCGCGAGGTCAGCTTTCTTAATGAGCTTAGGATCAGCAGCCATTTTTATTCTTCCTTTCTAAACAAATCCATATTTGCGGCGATTGCAGCCCGCCGCTCCGCTCTGTCGGTGATCTTCATGATCTCGTCTTTGGTCATCGGCTTCCCGCCATCGTTAAGACGACCGCCCATGTCCACGCGGACGGATGCCTTGGCAACAAGCCCCTTATAGGTGCCATCCACAAGCGCATCAAGGGCCTTAGTGTCCTTGATTTTTTCACCGTCCAGCTCCAGCGCCGCCATTTCCTCTCCACATCCGCGCATGGCGAGGTCGAGATTTGCGCCGGTGATGTTTTTGCTCTCAAAGTAAGCACGCACGGCCTTTTCTTTCGCCGCCTTGCTTTCCTTTGCCGTGACGCCGGATTTATAAGCTTCAAAGTCCGAGTGTTCCTTCTCGTACTTTTCCTTATAGCCGCCGTCACCCGCTGCCTTGAGGTCATCCAACTGCTTCTGGACGCTTGGCAGTTTCTCCGCATCGGCCTTGTATCGGCTTACATCCGCTTTCAGACCGTCCACAGTGTCGGTATGCGCGTCGATGATGGTATCTACCTGCTCATCAGTAAGGCCCATACCCTTCAAAAGTTTGCGTGTAAGTGCCATGACACTATCTCCTTTTCTTTGGCCGCGTTTCTTTGCGGACGATAGTTTTTATAAAAACCGCTGTGCTTCGCGGGTTTTACTTAAACAAAAGAGCCAACCGGCTACAAATCGTAGTCAGTTGGCTCCTATTGCCCTTTCCCACGCCCAATTACGCGGGAGTTGAATATTTGATTGTTTTTTTGACTTCTAACACGATGTAACCGTCACCCTTGCGCCGGATCTCCACATCGTTGCCGCGCCGGATAATAGCCTCGATGGTCTGCATCAGTTTATCATCCATCAGCCCACCCCGATTTCTTTCAAATACGCTTCATACTCATAGGGGATGCCAATGTCATAATTCTTGTAGTAATGCAGAAACTCATACGGGAAGGTGAATTTACCGTCCCAAAACATACCTGCGTGAAGTTCTTCGCCAGTAAACATATCAAAACTGGGCAACGATGTCAGTCCGGCATCAAGGGAGGAAATGTGGCTTAAAATCGCTTCTTTTGGGATACTATTTTTGTATTTCTTATAGTCTTCAAAATTCTCAATAGAATTCTTGTATGGCAATCCTTTAAAAAAACCGAAATCCATGTCACTTTCTCCTTCCTCTTTGATTTGGGGTAAACGGCAAAATATTTCCTTCCCCATGTGTTCCTACTTTCAGTACGCCAGCACCGGAAATAAAAAGCACATCGTCTGGGGCTTTCACTTCAACGCCAAGTGCATTTGCCAGCTCTTCTGCAAAGCAATAATCGTTTTCCATGCGTGCGCCTGTGCTGCAAGATAGCAAACGAACTTTCTGGCCATTCCACCCTTTACTATGCCGAATGACTGCGGCAAGTAAGCGCGGTGACATATTGAGTTCTTTTGTACCAAATCCGACTGCCGTCTGGCTTCCGTGCATAGCGACGTCAAAATACGTTTTAAGAGGTTTTACCCTTTTAACGTTTTCATTCAGCGGGTCACCGTCCGGGAAGCAAGCAAAGCCATTTTCCAGCTTCATTGTACGTCTTTTCACAATAGAATTCAAGTTATCTCTTGCGTCTGCGCCGAAAAACTTAAGAGTGTCTCTATCGTCTTTAGCGTAAGCCGCTGCCACTTTTGCTCGTTGCGTTTTTATAGAATTTGCCGCTTTGATTGTTGCGTCATCCGTAAAATAGACGCGCATCCGCTCCGGTTGCTCCGGCAGTCCAGCTTCCGCGCTGAACGCCTTGTATTTAGCGTTTAGCCGCCGTAGCCGTATGTTTACCGCTGTCTCGTCTTCATGCAATCCTGCGGCTTTGTAGGCGGCTTTCTCGCGCTTGAGCTTTCGAATCTCCCGTTCCACACGCCGCTGCATTTGCGTTGCTTCATACGCTGTGTATGTTTTTCCGTCGTAGGTGCATCCCAGTCCATCGTCTATATGCTTGAGCTGGTCTTCAGTGTATGTCCGTTCAGAAACATTCTCCACCCACGGGAACCGCCTGTGTCGGCAGTTTGCACCTTCCAGCCCATCAACAGCACCAAGACCGCAAACCTTATAGATGCTCGGGTAAATATCCCCGTCGCGGACACTGTAAACCTTTCCCTGCCAGTTCTTATGGCTTGACCACGGAGACGGCCCCGGCTTGTCGCGCGCGCCGGAATGGGCAGAAACCTCAAAATACGGTGTCTCAAGATATTCCGCGGATTGCTCCGTGTACTTTGCGCAGATTTGGGAAACGCCTGTCATTACCGCCCGCCGCGCCGCCACATCGATATGATCTCGATGGCCGCTCTCGTAGTCAACGACCTTCAAGCCACTGTCCGCAAGCTGCTTTACCGCCGTCTTGATTGCCTGATTGTAGTTGATCGCGCCGCTCTGCACCTGCATTACTGCATTATCCAGCGCCCATTGGTATGCTTTGGCAGGCGGAAGCATCGTGCGTCCAGCGTCCACCAGGAATCCCATAGAAGCGGTCAAGTTTCGAAATGTGTCAATCGTCTGCTTTTTGATTGCCGCAACTTCCGCATCGTCAACCAGTTTTCCCGGCTGTGTGATGTGCGCAAGGTTGATAAGCTCTGTGTAATACTTCTGGTTACGCTCTACCACATCATCAAGCAGCTTATCCAGCTTTGTTTTGCTGATGCCGGAAGTTTCAAGAACTGCTTTCTCAATCTCCTTAAGATCAATTCCGTGGGAACGCAGCGCACGGATTGCCTGCACTGTTACCTCGTTCAGCTCATCCGCAGCTTTCAGCCGGGAGCAAATTTCATCCAGCAGCACAAGCTCAAGCGCCCGAAACAGTTCTGCCAGACCCTCCGGAAGTGCGTCAAGCAGAGCAGGGTCAAAAGGGTAAGGACGCATTGGCCGTCACCTCACTCGATATCTTCTTGCGGCTCTTTTGTCATGTCTTGCATCTTGGGAAGCGCCGCCTTTGCGGTGGCCTCGTCCTCGTTCATCCAGCGCATACGGAACTCCCAGTCGTTCATGATGCCAGCGTTAAGCAACTGCACATCGCGGTTAAAGTCCTGCCCCTTGTCTTCAATGATACTGTCATCAAAGTCAATGGAAATTTCAACTTCCTCATCCAGCCCGGCGTTCATAAACTTATTTCCCATGCGAAGCAGGGTGCGACACAGCCCTGTGATCGCTTGCTCGAGCAAAATCTCATGCTTTTTAATAGTCCGGAACAATGTGCTGTTTTCGCTGATGACTTGCGTAGCCGTTGCAATACTGCCTCGGTCAAATTTGTAATGGTTTTCACCGAATCCGCACTTGCTCGACAAGATGTTCAGCATATCTTGCATACCGGTGTTAAACTCCGCTGTGCGCAGCGTCATGTCGACCTGTTGGAGGATGCTGCCATCACTTCCTCTGTCTTCCGGCATAACATAGTATATGGTCTCACGCTTGTCGAACATAGGGCGACCGTCAACGCTTTTGATGGCCTCCGGCTGCACCACAATGCGCTTCTTGCCAAGGACAAACTCGTTTACATAGCTGTCGTATGTAATATCAACGCCCTTTAACTGGTCGATGGCATACGCAAACACTGCAACGCCCATCGGGTTAAACTCATCGGAATTCGCAATGTTCAGGCGGTCGATAATAAACTGCGGCTTGTCGCTCCCTGTGTGAACGACAGGCGGGATCGTTTCAAAGCCCCGCACGCTGGCCAGCGGTACCTCATCTGTGCCGTACAGGTGGTTTTCAATGTCATACTCGCCGCCGTTCAGCCGATGAACCTGGATGTAAGTGTACTCCGTATCATTAACCCTTTTTGTTGACGCAAAAGCGCACTCTCGAATGACTCCGTTATCCCACGTCAGCGGATAGATGTTCCCTGCACTGACATAATTGATTCGAATTCGACCGGCGTCCACAATCTCCGATGTGTCCGGATTGATGCTCATACCCTCGACCGTGGGGACATAGGCAACAGTTCCTACCGCAGCTTTCCGCTCCTGCGCTTCGTTGGCCTTTACCCACCAATTATTATCTGCAAGGATTGCGTCTACAAATTCCTGCTCTCGTTTCCCCTCAAGGGTGATGTTCACACGCTCATTCATCAGCAGGTTTGCCCAGTCCTCGCAGACCTTCTTGCACATGTTGACAGAATATCTATGGCATTCCAGCTCTTCGATGCCGTTCCACACCGTATAGCTGTGGAAGTCCTTAACATCGCCGTCATACCAAGATCGCCATACACCGATCAACGAGTAAAACTTGCTGTCGACCGTATCAAAGCCCAATTCTACTAATGCTCTGCGGATATTCACTCTCTCACCATCCCATCATGTGACCGGCACGCTCCAGGTCTTTGTAATATGGCTCAATGCTGTACTCAAAGGCATCCAAACTATCGATATCGGATGTGCCGTCATCCAAGCGCTCATCTTCAAACCTATCAGGATCATAAATTGCGGTTTGCAGCGCGTCGATCAGATGCGGGCAGCTCCGCGAAACCTTAAAGCGTCCCTGCTTCATCAGCAGCACCACCAGCCTGATTCTGTCTGTGATTTGCATTTTCAGCGCGTTCTTAACCTGCGTGCCAATGTGCATTTTCTGCGCGGTATGATCTAACCCACGAATCAATACTGTTTCCGCGCTATCTGCTCGTGTCTGACTGTATCCATACTTAGCCGTCACCATCTGGCAAAATGTGGCAAAACGCCGATTCAGGGCATCAGGGTCAATCTCCTCGTTTTTGATGTATTCCTCTTCCAACGCAACAACGCGAAAGTCCTTTGTAATACCGGTCGCCTGGAACTTTGTCGCAGACTTTGTGCCGCCGAAGTCAACGCCAATAGAAATAACGGTAAACCTTGTCCCGTTTTCTTCTGCCCATTTCAAAGGATCGTCAACCAGATACTTCTCCGTGTTATTGGCGAAATCCTTATATACCACTCCCTCCGCCGCCACCCACAAGCCGCGAACATAGCGGGCATAGAAAATACCGGCATACATATTTGCGTAGCGCTCAAGCGTTCTCGCACTCAAGCCGGGGTTATCTGTCATCTCGAAGTGAAGATATAGCGTATTCCGTTCGCGGTGTCGCTTAATCCACTCCTGATAGAACCAGTGATGCGGGCTGCCGGGGTTACAGGAGAACCACAACCGCGCACCGTCAACGGAACAACGTGCAAGCGCCTGTTCCACAAACGAGCGCGGCATCAGCACCACCTCGTCCAGCAGCACACCCGCCAGCGTGCGGCCTTGAATCAGCGTATAGCTGGCCTCGTCCTTGCCGCCGAACACCTCAAAGTAATTCGTCACGGCGCCGCGCCGCACTTCCATCACCTTGTCGCCGCGCCGCCAGCGGATAATATAGCGCTCCTTTGCAAGGCTCATCGCCGTGAACGGAACGATGATGTTCTTGGTGCAGCTGTCCACCGTGCGGCCACACACACCGAAGCGCTGACCGCTGAAATTCTCCATCGCCCAGCGGACGAACGCCCACATCATGATGGAGGTCTTGCCGGAACGCACAGCGCCGTCGCAGATCAGCGCGTCATACTTGGAATAGGGGAAAGCAAGGATCTTCTGCTGCTTCGGGCTAATCATCGCTCTCCAACCCTTCTGCCATTTCACGCAGGCTCACGCTCAATGCGTCATCCTTTGTGTTGTCCGTCGGCAAACCCAGCTCAACAATATCACGCTGCCCAAGGTACTGTTTCCCCAGCCAAATAGCCATGCTTGCGTTCTTTGCCGCAAGCTGCCACTGGCTCCGACGCAGTGAAATTTTCCCAGCTCCGCGCTTTTGCTTAAATACCTCGGAAAAACTGGCATGATAGGTGCGTTTACACCAGCTGTCCAATGTTTTATCGGTCACATCAAACCAACCGCAGATTTCTTCAAGCGTGCATTGCAGGCCGCAGAGGTTTTCGAACTGCTTCTGGTCTATTTCCTTTCTTGGCCTTGCCATACGCGCCCTCCTTTCTATGCTGGCGTTTAATAAACTTCTCCATGTCTTGCTTCAAATACGGGCTGCTGGTTTTGGCAATAATCGCCTGTGCTTCTTCAATCGTCATTCAAAAGCACCGCTTTCTTCCCCGTAAACTTCTCCCACCGGTCAACAATGACATCGGCATACTTCGGATCATACTCCATGCAGAAAGCGTGTCTGCCATTCTGCTCCGCTGCCATGATCGTTGTGCCGGACCCAGCGAACAGGTCAAGCACATTCTCGCCCGGCTTACTGGAGCACTGCATCTGGTAATCAAACAGCTTAATCGGCTTCATGGTCGGATGCTCCGCAGATTTGACAGGCTTATCAAAATTCAACACGGTTGTCTGTCTGCGGTTCTTGAAGAAATAATGCTTCTTACCTTCCGTCCATCCGTACAGACAAGGCTCGTGCGCTTCCTCTTCAATCTCGCTCTCACCATACAAGCAAGGCTCATGTTTCCACTGGAAATCCTGTCTCCCCATCACAAGGGAGTTCTTCACCCAGATCAGGCACTGCCGGACACGCAGCATCGCATCTCTGCACGCGCCTCGGAAGTTATACCCCTCGCTGTCTGCGTGCCAAATGTAAAATGGAGCGCCGGGTTTCATAACCATCGCCGCATTGGAAAACGCGTCCGTCAGGAACCGTCTAAATGCCGTATCCTCCATATTGTCGTTCTTAATCTTCCCGGCGGTGCCCTGATAGTCCACATTGTACGGAGGGTCTGTGAGCAGCAAATCCATTTGTGCCCCCCCCACGAGCTTCTGTACGTCTGTCAAAGACGTGCTATCTCCGCACATAAGGCGATGGTCTCCAAGCTGGTACACATCGCCAAGTTTGCTCTTCGGCTCTGCTGGTAAAACAGGATCGTAGTTGTCCTCTACAACTGACGTGTCGAGTTCATCACGCAGCCCCCAATCAAAGTCAAACGCCGACAAATCCAGCCCAGGCAGTTCATCAGCCAGCAGGTCAAAGTCCCAATCGCTCTCGTTGCTCTTGTTGTCCACCAGCCGCAGGGCGTTTACCTGCTCCGGTGTCAGATCATCCACACAGACGCACGGCACTTCTTCCATGCCCAGCTTCTTTGCCGCCATAGCGCGGCAGTGGCCGATGACAATAACACCCTCTCGGTCAATCACAATCGGCTGCACGAACCCGTACTGTTTAATGCTTTCGGCCACATTGTTGATTTGCCGTCTGTCGTGCTTCTTGGCATTTGCAGCATACGGCATAATATCCGCCAGCCGCTTGTTTTTTACTTCCATGTGGCCTCCTTTGCCTGACGCAGCGGCCTCCCACCACTGGCTTTTGTCATTGCCGCGTCCTTCCCCGGCTTTCGCCTCGCCTGTATTCCATGTCTCCCCTGGGTCACATTTTTAAGAGGTGCGGGAAGTCCTGTTTTATGTAAGCAGACTATTTGGGCCGCATCCCTTACAGCGGTCTGCCAGCGCATCGCCTGTTGTTTTACACAATCGGTCGGGTGCCACCACGCATCCATACTGTCCTACACAGCGGCTTTGTCCTAAGACAACCGCCACCACACCGCATCCACGCCTCGGATTTCTTTCGGCACGCCGGCACCCGAACCAACCACGGACTTTTCAGCCCTGCGCCGGTACGTCGGTCGCATCCGTTTCTTCATTCACAGCCGGAGCCAGCCAAATAATTATTATTCGTCCTGCCGCTTTCGTACAGCGCACAGGAAAGACCACTTCCGCAGGCTTACGCTCCGTGCGGCTGCGAGGCAAGGGGCCACGCCTATGGTGCAGACAGCAAGATTTGAACTTGCGAACCCGAAAATTCTTCATATCGGAGCTGTATCCACCCAGCTTCTGCCTGCATATTGCTCCCTCCGGGCGGAGCCGAAGCCCCGCCCATCAGGAAAAGAAGGGGGAAAAGAAAAAGAATGGAGATGCAGAGTTCGCCCCTGCACCCCCACGTTATCACATCTTTTTTTGTTGTTGCATTTCGTTGTGCAACATCACCTAATTTCTGCGTTTACATACGGTGCATACTCTTCTTTTATCGCACATTCTTTCAGCGGGCAGTACCGGCAGTTTTTAGCAAAGGGGCACTCGCGCCGTTCTGCTCTGGATATACAGCGAGATACAGTGGATGTGCTTACACCAAAATGCCGTGCAATCGTGCTCATGCGCCATCCGCACTCAAAGTATAGTCTCAAGTATTCGACCGTCTGCTCTTTCACCCTACCACCTCCTCCGGGAAGAATGTCTCCCGCACCCCGCCGCACTCCGCCACGATGTACCGCCCCTTCGGATGCACGTACACCACCGTGCCCTTGCGGATGGGGAACCGCTTTTCATCGTTGGCGCCGGAGCCGGGGTACTCGCTCGGCAGCGTCATAAACCGCGCCCGGATCGTGTCACCCTTCTGCATCGCCGCCGTCCTTTTTCTCGCCGTAGGAGCAGAAGTCGTCCGGCTCTACACACACCGCATCGCCGGAATACCCGCGGGCATTTGTCTTTGGCTCCGTATGTAGGTAACACAAACCGTTTTGGTAGTTGCGATAGTGCTTGCAGTCCTTGCAGCGCACCACCGGAGCAACATCAGCGGCGGGGATGCTGTAAAAGTCCTCCGCTAAATCGTTATAGGCGTCTGCGTAGATTCCGCTTTCCCCGCCAAGCTCTTCAAACGCTTTTTGGCATTCTTCCGATTGCTCACGGATATAAGCAATCGCCGCCTTGCGGCTTATGTAGTCATCCATTGTCGCCCTCCAATCTGCGCCCGCAAATCGGGCAGAACTTGATCTTAACCGTCATACGCACCTGCTTGCCAGAACTGACGCATAGCTTCCAGCCGCCGTTAATGGGGTGAGACTTCATTATGTGCGCACTCCCGATTCCCTCACGGTCCAAGTGCGTAACGTATCCGTCCCTGTCCTCATGGCAGTATTCACACACGTTCATCCCCGGCCCTCCTGTTCCATGCTTCGATTGCTTTTTCTTTGCTGGGCAGCCCAGATACTTTCATCTCCTTTGTGTGGAGGCCATCACCAGTCCTATATCTCCCACAACCGGCATCCCACCCAAAGTCTGCTCTATCGTAGGTATCGTACATATGGATAACGGTTGCAACTCCACCGCACTCAGGGCATCGTTTCAATTCAGCCATTACTAACCCTCCTGTTCTTCCTCCCCGTCGGATACAGCCGCGCCCTCGTTTTCTGCAACACAGCAATCTGTGCATACGCTCTCTCCGTTTGGCAAGCCGTAGCACTTTTCGCCCGTTTCGATGCGCTTTCCGCAGAACGCGCAGTAATCCCACAGCCGTCCCATCACATCGCCTCCACATAGCACCAGCTCTGCGGCGCGCGCGTCAATGGGCTGTGACACTGTTCCCCACAAAACGGGTATTCGCAGCGTGAGCATTCATGGAAATGTGCGAGTTCCTTCGTCTCATCGTAGATCACCAAATCGGAGATATGCCAGCCGTAGCCGACATTTTCGCCGAGGTAGTTGCAGAACTCTTCTGAGGTTAAGCAAGTTTCTTTAAGCCGATTGTCGAGTTGCTTCCCGCTATCGTCCCAGAATCCGCAGATGTTCACACGGGTAATTGCGTCGCAGGTAAACTCCCCGACGACCTTGCCGCCTCCGTAAAACTGTGGCCTTGGATAGTCCGTCGCAATGAAGTCCTCGTGCGGATATTTTGGCAACGTGCAGTAGATATAGCACTTAAACGGCGTGTCCATCTTTGGCCGCGTCTTGCGCACTTCGATGGTCTTTTCGCCGCTAACAATCTTCTCGCACCACTTCGGGCGAATGCTCAGCATAACAGCTTTACTCATTTTTCGTTGCCTCCAATGCTTTCTTCGCTTCTTCACGGGTGAGGAATACGGTCTTGCCGATTTCATCGACCGGTACGCCGAAAATGGATTTATCAACAAACCCGGCTACGATATCCCATTCAATGAATGTACAAAACAATTCCACGCGAATTGCCTTTACTCGGTATTCGCTTATGGTTTTTCGACTTGTAACCTCATACACCGTATCTCCCGCCTTGCACGGAAGCACCACCGGCCGCCCGTCCTTGTCGGCCTTGTCCAGTTCGCGCAGGCGGGTATAGTTGCAAAGGCTTTCCAAATCAGCAAGACGCATCAGCTTCAGTGCGATCTCGTCCACCTTATCTTTCGGTAGAACTTCCTCCGGTGCACACCCTCTGTCCTCGTAGGCGGCGAGGCGATCCTTGAGGCGATTGCGGCAGTACAGCGCGGTGCAGTCAACCATCGGCTTACCATGCTTACCCGTCCAATCCGCTTTGCACTTCTGGCAGTCCATCATTGCCTGTCCATCGGTGTCGCGCTTCGTCAGTCGTTCGTTCATCTCTGCTCCTCCACATAGCACCAGCTCTGGGGCGGGAGCTTGATCGTCACTGGTTCTGAGCCAAATTTCGTTTCACGCAGAAAAGCAAACTCGTCCAGACCCTTCGGCGCATCGTAGATTTTCAGGTCAGAAATATGCCATCCGTAGCCCCGCTTTTCTCTTCCAATGTAGGCAGCAATTCCTTCATACGGCAGACACGCCTGCCACATACACTCAAAATTCCAATCTTTGATGCAGCCGTTATCATACACATCAATCGGGAATATCCTATCGCACACGAACTCGCCGATGACCTTCTGGCGCTTACCCCACATATCACACACAGAGCCCTCGTCCGTCTTTATGAAAACAGGCTTCCCGCGGTAAATTTCGCCGTAGTTCTCGTCGCCATCTTTCAGAATGGTAATGAGACGTTCTTTCGCTTTCGTGCAATAGATATAGCACTTGAACGGTGGTTCCAGCTTCGGACGGGTCTTTCGCACCTCGATAGTCTTTTCACCGCTGGCAATCTTCTCGCACCACTTCTGGCGAATGCTTATAAGTACGGCCTTGCTCATGCCTTTTCCTCCTTCCACGGCGTATCCATCACTCCACCTCCTGCATCCAGAACTCGCGGCGACAATCGGAGCACCCCTGGCGCAAACAATCGGCGGTAGCCCGTATATCAGCAACAATACGCTTAGGGCACAGGATCAAAAGCCCGGTGTTATCAATATCAGCCTGAGGATACTGCTCCAAAAACACGCTCTGCCGCGTCTTGCACGGGTGTGCAGCAGACCACTCCTCGACCAGCTCGACAATCTCCTCCGCGCTCTCCTGTGAACGCTCCTTAGCAGGTACAGTACAAAAGTCAGTCTTGTATACAGGGCAATCCTCGCACTCATCAACCTTTGTGCACATACGCAGATATTCCTTTACAAACTTCACAGCATCCATCACATTTCCCTCCATTTGCACCCGTCACAGGCGCCCTCGTGTGCTTGTTTGTACTTCCCGCAGTATTGGCACAGCTCGTTTTTCATGGCGTGCAATTCACTTTGCTCCTCCTCCACCGCTACGGTCTTGGCAAACTGCGCCAGTCCATCACTCATGTCCGCGATTTGCGCATCCCGCCGCAAAACGGTGTCCCGCAGGGCGGCGTTGGCCTGCAACAGTGCCTCGATGTGCCGCTGCTGGTTCTCGATCAGGTCAGCGGCGGCCGGAGCCAATACTTCACGACACGGTTCACGGCTTATCTCGTTCATTGGGCAATCTTCTTCGCAGTCTCGCCCCGGTTTTGCACAGCACCGCAGCGCGGTCACGATCTCATCTTTTGTCATGTCGTTTCCTCCTCAAAAAATATCCCAGTCGCCTTTCTCACCTGACTTCTCATCGCCGAAATGCTTTTTTGTCACGGCAATAGGGAATTGCTCAATTTCAGAACTCCACCGGCAGCACTCTGCTCCGTGTATTCTCGCCCAGCAGACGTTAAAGCCCGAAATGCCGTCGAACAAACTCCCCAGCGTCGCGCCCTCCGGCAAATACCGCGCCATACGCCGCAGCATCCAGTCCCAGAAGGGCAGGGCGATGGAGTTCCCCAGCGCCTTGTACTTCGGGCTGTCCGCGTCCTTGTGCTTCTTTCCCTTTTCGTCCATCCACTCACCGATGTCCGTCCAGTGGTCAGGGAATCCTTGCAGCCGCTCACATTCCATCGGTGTCAGGCGGCGCACCACCATGTTCTGCGCCGCGTATGTCTCCGCGTCCTCCCGATAAGCGCAGTGCGCCTTTGCCCGCAGCGCGTGGCTCACGTCCTCACACATCACTGCTTGAGCATCGTGCATGGTGTTCAACGTTTGGCTGACTTCCTCCGCCATAATACTGGCTTCGTTGGCTTGGCCGTTGCCGATGCCGTATGTAAGCGGCACTTGATTGCCGCCCTGCCATCTGGTGGCTTTGTCGTTGATGGGGATAGCCGCAAATATGGCAGGATTGTTCACACCACCGCCAACACCGCCTTGCAGTGTGGGAGATTTCCCGTTTGTGTCAAAAATGCGCTTGCTTTGGCAATCCCAAGCCGTCATGCAGTCCCTGACTGCCGGATTAAAACCGCTTTCAGCATCTTCGGCAAATCCTTCCCCCGCCGCTCCGCTCTCCGCAATATCCCCTGACACGCTTTTGCGGTCAAATTGTATTTCGGATGCGGTGTCTCCTCCAAAATCTGCGACAACCGAGATACGACGACGGCGTTGGGGCACTCCCCAGTATTGCGCGTCGTGAGTTCGCCACACCACGCTCCATCGTCCTCCCACCTCATCGTGGTACCCCCCCCAGGTAGGCCAGCCCTTTTCAGGCACTTCAATACTGGGGGTTTCCAGCTCGACGATTTTGATGATCTCTTCGAGCACGGCTGCGAAGTCTTTTCCTTTGTTGCTGCTAAAGGCTCCGCCACGTTTTCCCACACGAGATACCGAGGTCTGACCATGTCACCTGTCCGTCCATTCCTTTTGTCCGCCTCCCTCATTTCTTTTACGATGCGCACCTGCTCCATAAACAGGCCGCTTCGCGCTCCCGCCAAACCGGCGCGTTTCCCGGCGATGGATAGGTCCTGTCTAACAAGGTGAACCACCTGTAATACACCAAACGGGTTCAATCTCTGCCCCATTTATTTTCGTAATATCGCCTAAATGTTTCACCTAAATCACCTCCTAATCTCCAAACACCACGCCGCACTCGTCCTTCAGCACGTCCTTGATATGCTTCCGCTTGATGCGGCCCTCGTTTATTTCCTCCACCAGCTTCTCCAGGCACTCGTACAGATACGCGATGCTGTGCGTGTCCCGGCTGTCCGCTGTCTCCTCAAAGACGTGCCAGCCGCATTTGTCCATCAGCACCATCGCCACCATGTCCATGTTCTCCCGTGTGCCTTGCAGCTTGCCACGCATAAAGATGCGGTCGTCCCTGCTCAAATGCTGTTTGCCCATACTTCAATTCCCCCACAGTGATACTTGGTTTTCGTCCGGCAGTACAAGCATTTGCTCCTGCGCCTTCTGGCAAAAGTCCCGGCTAATCTCAAAGCCGTAGCCACGCCGTCCCGTTTCCATACAAGCACGCAGCGTAGACCCGCTTCCGGCGCATGGGTCAATGACCACATCTCCGGGGTCTGTGAATATGCCAATTAGCCGTTTCAGCAGCACAACAGGCTTTTGCGTGGGATGAATCTTTGGAATGTCTTTCCCGTCGCGCCCCCACTCCTGCCAGTTGAAAACCATTCTTTTTTCTCCGTACATATCCGTGTTGCGGAACTTTGGCAGTTTGTCTCGGTACAACACCACGGCAAACTCTGTCGCGCCGACAATACGCATATTCGCCTTTAGAACCTGCGCGGAATAATTTTTGATGAAAAACAGAGGATAGGACTTCATAAAACCGTACCGCTTGCCATAGTCGATGACCGTCTGCATCTGCTCAAACGCGCAAAAGACAATCATAGCCGGTGCCTCGCCTGTTGCTTTCGGTTCTTTTTTCAAAAGGCGGGAGCAAAAGTGCATATACTCCGCGATTTTGAAATTCCCGTCTGAGTTGAAAAAAGACTTCTTGGCAAGGCGGCTTTCCCCGTTGGCGTTATCTCCGTCTTTGTACCACATAGGATTGCTGGCGTAAGCATTTGATCCGATATTGTACGGTATGTCCGCAATGACAAGCTGTGCCTTGGGAATGTTGTACTTCTTGAAGTTTTGGAAATTATCGTTGAATAACTGAACTTGCTGTTTACCCATTCCCGTCGTCCTCCGAAATGTGCACCACCTCGTACTTGCTGTGCTGGCTCTTGCCGTACATGGCTCTGCGGATGCCGCGCTCCACGGCCTCGTAGGTCATGTGCGCATGTTTGGCCAGCTCTGCGATGCTGTCACCCCAGTACAGCGGCAGGCGGTACTTGTCGTTGGTGACGATCATATAGACGTTCATCATTCGGCCTTTAAGCGTATTGGCATGACCATCTTGATATCGTCCTTGTTCGTCCGGATCACACAGGGGCTGGTGGGGCCGGTAAACTCAAGGATGATCGGATTCTTGTACGTCCCTCCGGCGGAAACCTTTGCCGCCTGCAAAGCGGACAGGAGATAGTTGCCGTTGAATCCGATGCGGAACGTGGATTCCTTGGGTACCGCCTTGTCGTAGTCGACGAAATCGCCGAAGGGTTGTGCATAGCCGAAAGTGAAATCCCGGCACCGGAAGGTGACATCCATGTCGTTCTTTTCGACGCTGATATACTCGCCCTTGGGCAGCTTCATATTCGGCTTCACATAGATGATGGCATCGGCGTCGCACTCACAGACGGCGTGTTCAACGCCGAGACAGTAGCCGTTGCAGGCGACAGCCTTTACGATACTGCGTGCGGCGTCAAATTCCAGCCGGACAAATTCGTGTGGGCCTCTGCCACCGACAAAAGCCTTTACGGCGGCAATCAGGCGGTTAAAGTCATTGCTGAATATCCTCGCGGTCATGATTTTCTCCTCCATTTTCTTCTAAAATTCTGCTGATGGGCATATTCAGTGCGGCGGACAGGCGCAGGAGGGTATCAAGGCGCGGGGCGGTGCGCCCGCGCTCGATGGTGTGGATGGTGCTGATGCCGGTGTCGGCGCGCTGGGAAAGCTGTGCCAGCGTAAGGCCCAGCTCCTTCCGGCGGCGGCGCAGGCGCTGGCCCAGCGCATGGGTATCCATTGTCTCCGTCACAGGGCGTTGCAGTCCGGTGTCGCGGTACTCCACATAGCGCTTGGGCGTGGCGCCGGGCGTCCTGCGCACCCGCACCACACACACCTCCAGCGCGGCGGCTGTGAGGATGCCGCAGAGGGTGCGGCGGGCGGCGTCGCTGTCGATGGGCTGGGGGATGCGCATCCAGCTGTCGTTCATATCAGATTCCTCCTCATCTTTTCTTTTCCCTTCATGGTGTAGCGGCAGTGCATGGTGACATGTGACGCCCTGCCGCAGCATGTGCAGTCGCCGACGTAGCGGGTGGCGTCCACCCGCACTACATGGGTCTGCAGCAGCTGCGTATAGCAGGCAGGGCAGAACGCGCCCTTGCCGATGTGGTCATAGGCCGGATCCATGGGGCGGCACTTCCTCTATGTAAATTTCCGTGCGGGGATGCTCCTTGTCGTACAGGACGCGGCTGCCGTCGTGCCCGGCGACAATGGCGCTGTTGTCGTCCGCCAGAACCCCGTGATGCACCAGCAGGTCGCAGGTGGCTTCCAGTAGGTTGCAGAGGTCGACGCGCCGCCGCGTGGGCATGTAGTATAGGCAGCGGACATTCACGGGGCTGTCCAGCCTTTTCCGGTAGGGGAGCAGGCAGGGCCCCGCGTCCCGCTCATACTCCCGGTATTTCTGGCTGGGCAGGATCATGGGGCGAGAACGCACCATGACGATGCGCTGGGAGTTCTTCTTTGTCACCGGCGGCAGGGGGATGGTGATGCGGATCATGTCAGCGCCTCCTTGGCCTCCTGCCACGTCATCCCGTGTTCCCGTGCATAGCGGGAGATACGGCCCAGCTTGCGCTCCTTGTGGACGTAGTCCCGCATCCATGCGGTCTTTTTGTCACACACCTGCTGCACAGTGCCGGGAAGCGCAGCCGTGTGGCTTGCAAGCTCCGCCACGCGCTGTTTTATCTGCCCGACAACAGGGGGAAACCCTTTACTGTCAGACGCGATAAACGCCCTCACAGCCGCAGCAACGGTGTTGTAGCTGTCCTCGGCGAACATATCCGCCCAAAGCGCCACCACGCCCTCCGCGTCCTGCCGCGTCATGCTTCGGTAGAAGTTCGGGTATGTCGCCTGCAAAACGGCCATGATCTTCAACGTCTCGCCCTGTGTCATTGCCTCTCCTCCAGCATTTCCAGAAACACGTTGCCGCTTGCCTTGCTCACCGCGCCGTGGTCATCCTTCCAGCGCGTTTCCCAGTTCCGCACGGCGGCTTTCCAGTCCTTCATGCGGTTTTTGCCTACCATCCAGCCCTTCTGCTGGTAGAACGACACAAAGCGCTCTGCATTGACGTGATAGCCTTTCTCGCTGACATACACTGCCACGGCTTCAACGGTCGGCGGTGTGAAGCGCGCCGCGCGTGTATCTCTCTTGCCATCGTCAGATGGCAGAGTATCGGTTTCGGTTTCGGTATTGGTTTCGGTATTGCCATTTTTGCCATTGGCAGGAATGGCTGTGCTATCTTTGCCATTAGCAAAAATGCCTTTGCCATTTTGCCATCTTGCAGCAGCGCCTGCTTTACCTGCTTCGCTTCTCACAGCGGATACATCCTCGTAACTTGCCTTAAACCGATCTTCCTGTGCCATCACGCGCTTGGCATAAAATCTCTCATTGCCACAGAGCGCTATCTTCTCTCCCGTCATGCTGTATGCCAGCAATGCCCGCGTTAGACGACCGAACTCTGCATCGTTGAGCGCTTCCATCTCCTCTAAATAATCATAGGGGAGGGCAGCATAGTTTCTTGCCATTGCGCCACCCCTTAGTCCATAAGGGGGGGATCCTTCTTCATCGCCCCGATGACGTAAACGCCGCGCTCCTTGTCCAGCGCCACCTGTACGATGTTTTCCAGGTGCCGATTCTGCCGCCGCAGACCCTTGATCTCATCCTGCATCTTTCCCATTCTTTTCTTCCTTTCTCTCGTACTCGTCCGTCAGGTGCCGTGCGATGGTGCAATGCTCCCACGCACCGGCACAGGATTGATTCATGAAGCGGAATGCCGCGCCGCCCGTCTCGAAGCTGACGCGGCTTCCGCCCTCGCAGCAGACCGCCATTTCTCGCTGCTGGTGAAGTAGGGGCAGGTGTACCGCTTGTGCCAGTAATCCATGCCGCTTACCCCTCCCATCAGAACGGCAGGTCGCCGTCGTCCTCGTCGATCTCCAGGAAGTCGGGTCCGGGAACACTGACGCCGCCTGCGGCAGGCTGGGCGAAGCCGTCCTGCGCGTCCTTCCGGCTGTCGCCAAAGTAGATGTTGTCCGCCAGCACCTCGGCGTTCCGGCGCTTGTTCCCGTCCTTGTCCGTCCAGTCCCGCAGCTGCAAGCGCCCCTCCACCACGGCCATGCGGCCCTTGGAGAAATACTTGGACACGAACTCGGCGGTGTTGCGCCACGCCACAACGTCAATAAAATCCGTGTCCTTGGTGCCGTCCGCGTTCTTAAAGTCCCGGTCTACCGCCAGCGTGAAGCTGGTGACGGCGGTGCCGTTCTGCGTCCTGCGCAGCTCCGGATCGCGGGTCAGCCGACCCATGATAAAAATCTTGTTCAGCATTTCTTATCTCCTCTCATAAATAACTTTTGCCGAACTCGCGGCGGAAGTCCTCCTCCGTCCAGCCCTGCTCCTGCATAGCCTTCAGCTGGCCGTAGCGCCGCAGCCTACGCATCTGGTCGCCGCTCCGGTGTACGGCACTCTTGCCGTTCCGGTGGCACCTGTTGCCGCAGAGCCACACTACCAGGCCGTACTTTTCGCTTTTCTTGCGGTTCGTCCCGCCAAAAATGTGGTGGCATTCCAACGGGTCGTTTGGGTCACGCCGTCCGCACAGGAAGCACCGTATCATACGCTCACCTCTCCCCACCGGCTCACAAGGGCATCCAGCTCTCGCGGCGTCATAGTCTCGATGCCGACATCCCGGCAATCCTGCACGATGGCGTCTATCAGCCGCGCCATCTGCTCCGTGTCGTATACGGAGCTGCCGTACCAGACGGTCACGTTCACGCAGCCCTTGATTTTGCTGGGGCCGGTATCGGTCATCCAGCCGATACCGTTCCGTTCCCAGCTCCGGCAGAACGCCTCCGCCGCCTTTTCCCGCAGGCACAGCACCTCGCTGACGCCGCCGATGCTCTGTATCTCCTGCCGGTATACCTTCTCTCTTGCAACGCCGTAGTGCGCCGCCAGCTTGTCCAGCAGCACCCACGCATACCCGTTGGCATCGAGGCTCCGTCCCTTGCCCTTGATGGTGGCGGTGTACGCCTTGCCCGGCTTCAGCGCATCACAGACCTCCATCGCCGCCTCCGGTGACTTCACCCGCAGGCAGAGCCACGCGCCCTCGCTGTCCTGCGACCACCGCGCCGCGTTAACCGTTACCTGCCGCATGGTTGTTCTCCGCTCTCATGCAGCCCCAGCAGAGCCGCTTGCCGTACTTCTTTACCGCGTTCTCTACGATCTCGTTGGTGGGATACACACGATCCCCGCACTTTACCGCCTTGATGGGCAGTCCGCAGAACTCACACAGCACCGGCGCCTCCTGCTTGCTCTCCGGCTTGTCATACTTGCTCCTATCCGCGTCCCAGTACACGTCCGCGCCGAAGCCCAGCGCCTTACACGCTACGGAGATAGCATCCGTCAGCGCCATCTTAAAACACTCGTCGGAGGTATACAGGCCGTTCTTCTCCTTCGCCACAAATGCGCTGCCGCCCGTGCCGGGGATCGCGTCAGACCACACGCCGTCGGCCTTTACAAACAGGTCAATGTCCAGAAATGCGGCTACTTCGCCGTTCGCGCCCTGCTCAAGCCGCTTGTCAGTGATGACGTATTTCCATCCAAAGCCGCAGGGGCCGAACGTCTCTGTCAGCGCCTTAATGCGCCACATGGGGTTGATGTCGGTCTTGCCCTTCAAGCGGCCCGCCTCGATGCGCCTTTTTGCGCTGTCCGGCACACTGCGCACCGCGTTATAGATAGCCAGGTTATCCATCACTTCACCCCCATGTTCATCCGCGTCACCAGCTCCGCGCCGTCAATGGCCGTCCCGGCTTTCAGCAGCGACGTGATGTCGCTCTTGGCTACCGTGGGCGCGGCGTAGGTCACCTTGCCGCCGTATCCGTTGTCCATGCACCATTTCACAAGAGCCTCCATGCTGGTGATCTCCACCGCCGTGCTCTTGCGGTACGTCACGGAGCATCTTGCCGTCTGGAACGGCGCACCGTCCAGCGCCCGGTCAACGTAGCCCAGCAGCTTGTCCCGCTTGGCTTCCAGCGCCCTGCGCCGCTCCGCCAGCTCCTTTTCCTCATCCCGGATGGCCTTGGCCTCCGCCGCCAGATTCTTCGTCCAGCACACGATGCCCTCGATCTTGGCGTCCCTCGCCATCTGGAGTTCCTCAAAGGCGTCAAAGTCAAGGACTTCGCCGGTCTCGTGGTCGACCAGGTTCTCCAGCGCCTGGTCGATGTGATACAGGCTCATACCAATTTTCTTTCCTCCCATGCGTCCACCGCCGTGATGCAGTTGTCGCACCCGACGATCTCGCCGTTCTCGTTTTTGTAGTAGGTGTCCGTCTCCTCCCCGCACACGGGGCAGACGGGCACGTCGTAGCCCTTCGGCTCCACCGGGCCGTCCCGGTATTCCATCACGCTCCGCATGACATCCACCACAAGGCGGTCAGCAGAGCCGCCCACAGGACAAGCGCCGCAATGCCCAGCGCACGTTCCAGCCGCTTCCGCCTGCACCGCGCGGAGTATTCCCGCGCCCGGCGGTTCCGTTCTCTCTTGCTCATCGTCCCAGCGCCTCCACGCCCTTGACGATAGCCCAGCTCAGCCACGCCGCGCCGATAAACGCCAGCGCCCATGCAAACCAACTCATGTCGTTTCCTCCTTATGCCTCTGCGTATCATCACAAATCTTTGCTACTCTTTGCCGTTGCAACGCGCTACTTATCTGTCCTGTGCATATCCCCTGCAATTCTAATCAAGGCGTATCCATGCATCGCCATTGCGTCACCACGCTAAGCCACGATGTTCTATTCCTTGCATTTCCGTCGCGTTACGAAATTTCCTCCCAGCGAAAACGCCCTTTCCCGCTGTTTCGCCACTGGCCGATGCCGGAAAACCGTCCATAGTCCAGCCACTCCCGCACGACCTTCTCGTGGTCATCGCACAGACACACTACGGTGAACTCGCACGCTGCCCCTGCGGGTATCTGCTCGGACAGTGCAAGGCTCACGCGCTCACCCTGCATCGTCTGCGCCCGCAGCGGGCGGCAGTACTCGCCCATCTCGCCGTCAAACAGAATTGGGATGTTGCGCGGCTCCACAAAAATCAGTTTGTCGATCTCTTTTTTGAACGCCTTGATGCCACTGGACTTAGTCCCCTTTACCTTTCGCAGTCCGCCGCAGGTGTCCTTGAAGAACCCCTTGATCTGATAGTCGTAGAAAAACGGCGTCCCATCGTCCAGTTTCGGGAAGATAGTCTTGCCCTTCTCCACCACGCCATCCACGCCGATGGCAGCCACTTCGTCCTCCATAGTGGCCGCATCCGGGGAATTGCTTGCCACGAATGCACGATAGATGTCAGGATCGCCAGGGCAAGTGCCCAAAACCGGCTCGGTAAACGTCAGCTTTACTTTAATCTCTTTCATTCTTTTTCCTCCTGTCGAATGTACTCGACCTCGATAATTTCCATCCCGTTCTGCCGTGCCCATAACATCACGGCAATTTCAGCACACGTCATAATCTCTTGCCTTTCCTCTGCGGTCGTGGTATACTATCCGCAGAACATTTTGGTAGATGTTTCGGAGATGCCTCGTTCGGTGTACCAGCACCGGGCGGGGCTTTTTCTTACCCATTCTCGGCGCGTTTGGCGATAATGCTGTCAATCGCCATTTCGATACGCTTCTTTGCGTCCGGTGGCTTTCGATGCCCATTCAGCAGCATACTGACATAAGGGCGGGAAACGCCAAGCTCTGCCGCTACCTCGTCGTATGTGATTTCGTGAACGTGCATTTTGCCGACCAGCTTGCCTGTCCAACTCTCCAGCAAATTTAGCCCTCCTTTGTTTTTTGGTGCGCCGCAGGCGAGAATAGTTGCGGTATTCCCGCCTGCGGCTAAATTTGTGGTTGCAAAAGTTAACAAAGTATGCTACTATGTGCTTGCAGGTGACGTCACGACGTCCCTGCCGGGGCTCCGGTGTCCGTTGCGGGAGCATCGGAGCCTCGTTAACTACCGTACCTTCAAGCAATAAAGTAGCGTTGACACGGATACAATGTATCGGGGTCTGGTTTTGTGTTACCTTCCGTAACCCACGTTCCCATTATAGCGTTACCAAACGAAACTGTCAAGCCAAAAGCGTTATCAAACGAAACTTTAGCAACTCGCACAAATACGGAGGTAAATAATTGTGGGATTTTACGAAAAATACCTTTGCTTGTGCAACTCTATAAATAAATCCCCATCTGCCGTTGCACTCGAATTAAAAATAGGGAAACCTTCTGTTACACGTTGGAAAAACGGGGCTACTCCTCGTGACGCAACTGTATTAAAAATTGCCGATTATTTTGGCGTTACCGTCACAGAACTGATGTCCGGAGTAGGTGAACAAGAAAAAGCCCCCGCCGCAAAGGGCGAGGGCTCAAAAGAAGCTGCATCAAACTTTATTAAATCTACAAATGATCGTGCGGCGTTGTTGGCTCTTATCAACGAAGCCACGAAGAAACTACAGGAGTTGGAATAATGCCTACACTATATCCTACCGATCCGCAAGACTGGCTGCGAACGGAAGCGGAACGGAAAGACAAGGAACAAGAGCGCAAAGAAAAAGCCGACAAGGAGCGCCGCGAGAAAACACGGTTTATTATTACAACTGTTCTTTCGGCTGTTGCGGCAATCGCTGCTGTTGCAGGAGTGATAATTCAACTTGCTTGAGCGCGATCAGCGTATCAAGTTTGTCTGTAATTCCCTTTAGGCCAAACACAACATCGTTGATCTGGCCTTTCATGATAATGCTGTTTTCAGCCAGCCTATCAATGTAAATCTCGTAGTCTTTGCTCATAGCACACCTCTTTCTTTTAACGTACTCATAATATCAGCGCAGTCCTCATCGGAAAGCTGGTCTATTTTTTTAAGGGCTATTCTCCGCAACGTTTCAATATCACATTGCGCCAATGCATCTGTTTTTATTATACCCCAGACGTTGGCATTTGTACAATAACTCATTTCTCTCCCCTTTCTTAATTTGACATATTATTTTCTCGGTGTACAACTAAGTTAGTACACTTATAGTTACGTACAAGCTGTTTGTTGCCCACAAATGGGCAACAAATTAAAAAATATTTCAGGGGGAAGTGTTTATATGTGGGCCTTTGTTAAATAGCCCCGCTGCTCCCGCAACGGACAGCGGGGCTATTCTCGCCGGTGGCCTCCCGGCTTTCCGGCTGCACATTCACACTAACAAATTGGGGTTTGGCAGGGCAATACCAAATTCGGATAATTACCGTTTGCGGCAAACCAGAATTGGAATTCTCCTGCCCGAAAAAGGAGTAAAAGGGGAAAATGGTAAAAACATTACAGGATTTGTGCAAAGATGCAAAAGACCGACAGAATTTAACTATACAAGATTTGTCCGACATGACGGACATTTCAGCATCAACCATAAGCAATTTTTTCTCCGCGTCATCAAAGGAGCCGAGCGTGTACAAAATGGGTTTAATTTGTGCCGCGCTTGGCGTTTCAATGGATGAATATTTCGGGATTGAAAAAGAAGTGACAACGGAAGATCAATTGACGAAAGCCAATGAACAGTTGAAGCACCAAAAGCAGCTGCATGATGCCGATGTGCAAATAGCCCATCTTGAGGGAAGCATGGAGCAGATGGCAAAAACCATTAACTACCACCGCAAGAAATCGCGGGACACAAAATTTGCTATTTATGGCCTTACGTTTTTGTGCGCCATATTTATGGCTGTTATCGTGGGCTATATCTTTTTTGACTACCGTATCCCCAACCAGGGGCTTATTCAGGGCGGAGAGGCCAGCATATTCGCATGCATCGTCTTTTTGCTGCTTGCAGTCGGTATTGGCTTTTTTGCCGCTATTTTGATGATGTATTTTCGCTATGCAAAAAAGTATACATTGTCGCCAGATAAGGGAGGAGATAAACAATGAGTGTAGTATTGCGGGCAGCATTATACCCGCGTGTGTCCACAGAAGAGCAGAAAAAGTTTGGCTTGTCTATTCACGATCAGCAGAACGACCTCGAAAAATACGCCAAAGCCCACAATATGAAGGTGGTAGGCGTTTTCCAGGATGCCGGGTTTTCCGCCAGAAAGAAGATTGAAAAGCGTCCCGCCATGCTTCAACTGCTGGAAGCCGTAAAGCATGATGAGGTAGACATTATTCTTGTCACAAAGCTGGACAGGTGGTTTCGTAACATCGGTGAATATTACAAGGTGCAGGAAATTCTTGAAGCCCACAACGTGTCGTGGAAAACGATTTATGAGGACTATGACACGTCTACAGCCGCAGGCCGGTTGAAGATCAACATCATGCTTGCCGTAGCACAGGACGAAGCTGACCGCGCCAGTGAACGCATAAAAAAAGTGCTTGATGCAAAAAAAGATCGAAATGAGGTTTGCACCGGTCATCTGCCAAAAGGCTACAAAATCGAAGGAAAATTTGCTGTTATAGACAAAGAAGCGGAGCCGGTTATACGGAGATATTTTTCTACATTTTTGGAAACCGGCTCCATAACAAAAGCGATGGACGCAGTACCGGAATTAAAACTTAAATACCAAACGGCCAGCCAAATGTTGGACAACACAGGATACATGGGAGACTGGCACGGGATAAAATTACCCCCGTATTTAACACCGCAGGAATTTCAGCGTGTGCAAGACTTACGCACGAGGGTGACGCGAAAATCCCCTTACAATCGAACGTATATTTTCTCGGGGCTAATAGTCTGCGGGGAATGCGGACGCAGAATGACAGGGCATCCGTCTCCACGCCCAAGCGGGGCGTGCTCTTACTCTTACTATTGTCAAGGGTCTGCCCAGAGAAAAGGATGCAACAACGGTAATTTTACTGTCGAATGGAAAATCGAAGATTATCTCTTGTCGACAATAGACGAGCAGATACAGATCAAATTGCAAGCCAAGCCGCGGCAAGAACCCAAAGTAAACCAAGATGTGCAATTAAAGACTTTACAAAAAAAACTATCCAAGTTGTCAGAGTTATATATAGACGACATGATTTCAAAGTCGGACTACTCAAAAAAGTATGCAGAACTGACATCACAAATGGATGAGATTACACAAGTAAAATCACAAAGCCGCGCACCAGAAGAAATTGCAACCTTATTTTCCGCAGGATGGCAAGAAATATACAAACAACTTAACAAAGAAAATAAACAAGCATTTTGGAAACTCAAAATAAAAGAAATCCGGCTATACAAAGACCGCCGGATTGAATTTGATTTTCTGTAAGTACTTAGTTTATATAAACCGTTTCCGAAGGTCCGCTACACCGAGCGTCCCGAC